GGGTCCACGCTTCCCGGTTGTCCCGGGCCGACTGGACCATCCGACCCAACGCTGAGGTCGTCTTCTGCGAGCGGTCCCCGAGCTGCTGGGTGGCTTGCCCGGCCTTCGACATCGCCCGTTCGTAGTCGGCGACATCGGCCCGCAAGCGGACGTTGATGGTCCGGTCAGCCACATGGACCACCCCCTACCGGGCAACAGACGGGTACGCTCGTGGGCATGAACGAACACGCAGAACGGGTGCACCGGGCCCCGTGGTGGAGGTGGCCCCTGGTCGGTGGGATCGCCTTGTGCGCGCTTGGGGCGTTTTACCTGGCGTTCGGGGACTACCGGCAGGCGCTTGTCATGGCATCCGTCGGACTAGTCGGGATCCTGGTTGGGTTGCCCTGGTGGTTGACCGTCCGCAGGTTGTGGCCCTGGCAGGGCGGGACCTGACGGCTTCCACGTGTCGACGACCATCGGTCTGGCACCGTCTTCCGGGTGCGGGTGCTCCCGCTTCCACCGGTCCACAGCCGCGCCCGCATAGTTGGTCCGGTCCCGGGTCTCGAGCCACGTCCCACGTTCGTCGTCGTAAGCGATCCACGCCGGGATCCCGTGCTCGTCGGTCTGCTCCTCCAACCAGATCAGACCCTCAGCGAGCCCCCGGTCACGTGCCGACCACGCCAGGTACTCGGTCGGTCGAACACCCCACGCCCGGGACGCCTTAAGGGCTAGAACTAGCCCTTGGTGTTCGTAGAGGGCCCGGGCAATGTAGGGCGCGGGATCGGGACGTCCGCCTCAGTCGCAGCCTCCACAGCCTCCGCAAGACGCCCAGACGCCCGCTTCCCATCCGACCGGATCACACCGACCCACTGCTCACCGTGCGGGCGGTCCCGTAGTGCCCTGATCGCGTCCACCGACACCCGGTCGACCGTGCCCCGTGCCGTCTGCACGGACACGACCGCAGCCGCCACAATGTGCAGGGTCCGTTCCCGGTCCGCTTCCTTCACGGCCTTCTGCCACGCGGCAACCTGTTCCACCCACTGCTCATTCATGGCCGCCGCCACCTTGTCAGGGGTCGACGGTTTGATCGGCGGTTGAACGGGGATCTTCGGTTGCGGGACAGTCTCGAACGTCGCTTCGATCTCGTCGGATGACAGCGCCCGGACAGTCCACACCGCCTTCGACGCCTCCCACCTGTCCGCGAGGTCGCTCTCACGCCCGTCCAGGTCAGCGAACGGGTCAACGTCGTCGAGGGTGCGTTCCCCACCGGCAGCGTCCAACGCGGCCTTCACAGCGTCCCGTTCGGCTTGGATGGCCTGGAACTCGGCGTACAGGGCCGGGTCGTTGTGGATGGTCACCTCACGCCGCCCGACCGTCCCGGACTCGATCCAGTCCATCAGGTCGAACGACTCAGCGGTCACCCCCACAGGCGCGCCGGGCTCAATGTCCAACGTCGGGTCACTCATCACACACTCACTCTCGGGTCGTCCGGGTCAGTAGGAGGTCAAGCCCCGGTGGGACGCGGAGACCCGAAGCCCACGCCCCACCGGGTGCTCAAATCAGGACGCGTCGATCGTGTTGTCCAACGACGAATACTGGACAGCACAGTTGATCCGGAACTTGATGTACCCGGACCGCTCACCACGCACCGGCTCATCCGTGATGACCTCGAAGTACCGGTACTCATCCCCGGCAGCCCAAGCCTCACTGGCCAGCTTCCCGTTCTCACGGATCACCATGTACAACGTGGTGCCCTTCGGTGTCACCGCCGCCCACAGGGCGTCGTCGGTCGGGTCGACCGCGCCCGTCGTCGCGTCGAAGTACCGGAAGACCGTGAACCCGCCCCCGTAGTTCGACAGGCCGAACGTCTGCGCGTTCCCACGCGCATCCAGGGCCTTCTCCGGGATCGTGTCCGAACCGGTCGGACCAATGTCGAAGTCCGAGTACAGGATCTTCGACTGGTAGTCGGTTCCGGCGGTCGCTTCCGAGACTTCTACTGCGTCAATGTCGGCTGGGGCCGAGGCGAGAAACGTCACCTTCACCTGGCCGTCAGCGAGTGTCTTCACACCAGCCATGAGCCTCTCCAATCAGATGTGTGGGTCTCCCCGGCCAGGTCGGCGGGGGGTCTAAAGGGGCACGCGAAATCGCGCGCCAGTCAGGGGTTAGAAACGAAGGCTCAGGACCCGTCGTCGTCGGCTGGGGTCGACACCAGCCGGTACATGTCCACCAGATACGACGGGTGAGAGTTCGTCGCCGTCAACGTCACATCCCGGTCAACCTCAAGCGGCCGCGAATCCACCAACCGCAACCACGCAGCCCGACCATCCACGTCCAAAACGACCTTCTGCCCATCTGTCGCCAATACACCACGCGCCAGGGACGCCCCCACGAACGCGGCATCAGGTGTCGCACCCACGCTGGTGACCCCAACCATCGCCTCAAGATCCGTTCGGACACTGTCGACGCTGTACTCGTACCCGGGTGACCCTGCCGGCGCCCAGATCAGGAAGTACGGGTAGGACGGGTCCTCATCCACGTCCCCGATGTACGCGTCCCGGCCCGTCGTCTCCAACAGGGTCTTGATCGCGTCTAGGTGATCCTTCACAGTTCACCCGTCAAGTCCGCCAGCGCCTTCAAGAACTTCGGGGTTTCAGCGTCCAACGCTCCCTGCGGGTCCGGCACAGTCCCCCCACCACGGGCGCTTCCGAAGTACGCAATGTTCGCCAACGGGGCGGCGTTGCCATCGCCACCACGGAAGTCCGCCGCATTGAACCGGACACCCGTGATCCGCTGGCCACGACGGCGACCACCCGCGCGTTCCTTGTTCGGACCAATCTCCGCCTCAATCACACCAACGCCGAAGATCTGCCCGCCATGGATGTCGTAGTCGATCGTCGGGGCGATCTGCTTGAAGTGCTTTGACCGAGACATCTCCTGCTGCATCTGCTTCTTAATGTTCACGGCACCGCGCTCAACCACGGGCAACGCCTTGGCTTGAACCTCATCACTAGCCTTCGTCAAGTCCACGGCCAGCGCGCGCACCTCAGACATGTCCAACTCGAAGACGGCCATCACACGACCTCCTCGACACCCAACCGGTACGCCGTCGCCAACGACTTGTGCAACAGGGCGACAACCCGGAAGCGCTTACCAACCAGGTTCGCGTCCAACGCGCACGTCGTGATCGTCACAACCTGACCAACATCAGGGACGAACGCCCCCACAGGAACATGAACCGCGTACCGTTGCACCGTCACCACCGCGCCCCCAACCTCCGGGGAACGCTCGTGCGGCTCAAACGTGGCAACCTTGCATTTGCCCGTGTACAACGCCGCCGAATACGTCGGCGTCACCACACCAGTCGACGCGTTCGCGGACTTCCCCGTCACCGTCTTCACCGTGCACGCGTCAACCATCAACGCCTCAGCAGCAACACGGCCGGCACGAACCGCAGACGCTGCTGTCACCACGAGCTCGCTTCGGTGGAGTCCTCCTCGAAGTACGGCCGCACAGCGAACGCACCCTCACTCGATCCCGGTTCCAGCAGCACCCACTCCTCATCGGTCAGGAACAACTCACCCCGGGCCGCTTCCGGGTTCAACCGGTACCGGTAGTCGTCGATATCCTCGGAGACCTTGCCCTCCGGGTTGCGAATCTTCCGGATCACCGCCTGACACTCGACCATGACAACCACGGCTTCGGTGGGCGCACCGGCGTCCACCAGGTCGTCAAGGTCGGATATCCGCGCCAGGATCAGTGACTCGGTGTCCGCAAGCCAGGCGTTCACCTGTGCGATCTCAGTGGCGTCGGAGATGGAGCGGCCGAGCCGGGCCGCAACATCAGTGATGTTGGCGTACGTCACGACCGCCCCACCTCCTCAGTCACTCGTTCAACCGGTCAGGACGACACGGCGTCGACGTACGCGACCCATGCGGCCGACGCATCCGACTTCACGAACCCGTAGTACGCCTCGACGAGCAGAAGAACGAGGTTCTCCTGGAACGCCGAGTGGGTGACGCTGTTCTCGTCCACGTAGGACGCCTCGGTCGAAACCTTGACCGTGATGTCCATGCCCTGACCCCACGCGGCCTGCGTCCAGTCGCCGCCGATCGCGCGAAGGTTGGTGTCCTGGTCGGGAGACTGCGCGACCGTCACGGTCGGGCTGGACCCACCGGTCAGGGACGAACCGTCAGCGGTGATCGGCCCGTAGGCGCCACCGAGAACGGCCAGGGTGACCGTGTACGGGCCACCAGCGGACCCGGTGGCGGTCGCAGCCGCCCACGGGGTGCCAAGTGCCCGGATAGCGGCCTGGACCGTGGCAGCGGACGCGTTGTACGCGATCGCTGATGTTGCGGTCCCACCCAAGGTGAGGGTGAACGTGCCACCAGACGGGGTGCCGCTGATCGTGACGATCTGCACCCGGTTCCCAGAGCGCCGGTACACACCGGACACACCCCGGTTGTACGAGGCGGGGTACCCGATGAGGGTCGCACCAGCGGTCCCAGCCGCCGGGTTGTCAACCCACAGCGGACGACCGGTCGTGTCGACCTCCATCTTCAGCAACGGCTTGAGCCGCGGGTCCGCAGCGAACCCACTGAAGTCGTACCCGGCGTCCACGACCGCCTTCTCACCGGTCACCAGGTCCACGTACAACCCGCCGGAAGCCTGGGCTGTGGTGCCCAGTTCGACGCTGGTCGCGCCCTTGGTGAGGTAGTCGGCGAACGGGCCGGCGCCACCGGTGCGCAGGTCGAGCCCGTGAATCGCCGCGTAGTCGAACGCGCGGGCGATCGCGATGGGCAGATCCTGACGCAACTGGGTGTACAGCCCGGCGGCGTTGGACATTGCGATCTCCTGGGAGACCGGGACGAGCAGGGCGACCTTCTTGCCCTGCATCTGCTTGATGGAGACTGCACCGGAACCGACTGGCTTCGACCCACCTTCAGTGACCCACCCGGCCGCGGGGATGTCCATCGACACGGGGATCACCATGTTCGCGGTC